TAAGTCTGACAAGAAAGGCATTGCTGTAATGTCTGCATCAAGAGTTAATAAATCTGCTAAAGAAAATAGTGCAAGGGCTAAACAGTTAGATAAAGATATTCGTGGTAAATTTAAGAGAGGTGCTACCAAAGTAACTGGTTCATATTCAGAGAGGGACGAAAAGACTGGTAAGGAAACAAAGGTGAAGGAAAGAAGTCACGTAATAGATAGTGGTAAGATGGGTAAGAGAAAGTTCAAGAAGGAAGTAAAGAAGTTGGGTAAGAAATACGGACAAGATTCCGTATTGACATCAGGTAAAAAAGGTGGTACACTATCAGCAACTCGCAAAGGTGGTCTCGGCAAGAAAAAAGGTATAGGTGTGGGTAAATTCAAACCACAAGGAACAAACCCAGATGGTCAATCTCAGATCAAGGGAAAAACTTTTTCATTTAACAAAGACTAATGACAAACAAACTTTATGATGACTCCAATTGGAGAAGTGAATACAAGAGTTACACCAGTGATAAAAGGGAACTCGAATTACTTGAAAATGGGCCTCACAGTCTTACAGATTCATGGCATCTTCAAGCAATGTATGGTGACTGGAAGAAGAAAAAAGGTTATAATAAATTAGACCCGAAAGAAAACAAAGGGCAACTGCAGTCAACAATGCAGGATTTTTTTGAAAGTCAAAAAGATCAAGGCATTTGATCTATACTTATTATCATGGCAGAATTGAAAGATTGGTTGAACTCAATCAACCTAAACAAAAAGAACTTGATTGATGAAGATCCATCAATCGAAAAGGAATATCCTCCCTTCATAGTAAACAAGTGTTTGTCAGGACATCTTGACACTGTGATGCTTGCTAATGAGATGAATAAGTATCCTTTTTTGTCTAAAAAGATGCAACATGATTTTCTTATACATATAGTGAGGAAGAAGAAAAGATTCTCTCCTTGGTTGCGTAAAGACAAGATCAAAGAACTTGATAGTGTCAAGACATACTATGAATGTAGTAATGCTAAAGCGGAACAGATTCTAAAAATTCTTACAAAAGAACAACTGAATTTTATTAAATCTAAACTTGATATTGGAGGAAGACAATGAGTGTTCTTAAGGAACCAGAGGTGAAATGGAATCCTGACCAAATGGTCGAAGTGACATTAAATGAGCCAGACGACTTTCTTAAAGTAAGAGAGACATTGACTCGAATAGGTGTAGCATCCAGAAAAGAGAAGAAGATATATCAGTCCTGTCACATTCTTCATAAACAGGGTAGATATTTTTTAGTACACTTCAAAGAATTATTTGCATTAGATGGTAAGCATGCAAATCTTACCACGAATGATGTTCAACGTAGGAATCGCATAGCACAGTTATTAGTTGACTGGGGACTTGTAGGTATTGTTAGTTCTGATACTATACAAGATGTAGCACCACTAAATCAAATCAAGGTATTATCTTATAAGGATAAGGACGAATGGATATTGGAAACAAAATATAATATTGGATCTAAGAAGAAAAAGGTAGAGGAAACCGAAAACGTATAGGACGGTGGGGTATCACTACCCCTTTTTTTGTGTCTTATGGTATAAATAGTAGTGTCGCCTTCGGGGACAAAAACTAAACTCGCTTACATAGGAGAACTATTATGAATGCCCTACAGAAATACCATGCTGCAAATTTACCAGATCTTGTTGACAAGATTTCAAAGAACAGCATAGGACTAGATGATTATTTTGATCGATTTTTTAATGGTGATTTAAATCCCAGTTATCCACCATATAACTTGATTAATATTTCTAATCACGAATCAAGATTAGAAGTTGCATTAGCAGGCTTTAAAAAGAAAGAAGTAAAAGTTTATACAGAGTATGGTAAACTAACAATTGAAGGTTCTAAAGAAACCAAAGAGGAGACAGATTATGCACATAGAGGACTAGCACAAAGATCATTCACAAGATCTTGGACTCTCTCTGATGATACTGAAGTAAAGGACGTTAATCTTGAAGATGGTTTACTTACTGTAAAACTTCAAAAAGTCATACCAGATCATCATACTAAAAAGGAGTACCTCTAATGAAAATCTTATCACCTTTCAGTGTTATCAAAAATGCTACCAGTGATATCAAACGCACTCAGAAAACAACTAATTGCAAAAAAGTAGTTTTATGATATAATAAGTTTATTGTACTTATTATATGGATTACAAATCATCCGGTGTAGATATCGAAGCAGGAAATGCTTTTGTAGATAGTATTAAAGATTCAGTCAAGTCCACTCACAGGCCTGAGGTCGTGGGTGGACTTGGTGGTTTCAATGGTATGATGAAAATACCTGAGAAATATAAGAGACCTGTATTAGTATCTGGTGCAGATGGTGTAGGAACTAAATTAAACATTGCACAGATATGGGATAAGCATTATAACGTCGGTATTGATTTGGTTGCCATGTGTGTAAATGACGTAATTACTTGCGGTGCTGAACCATTGTATTTTCTTGATTATATTGCTATTGGTAAATTAGAATCAGAAAAATTAAAAGAAATTGTTCAAGGTGTTGTTAATGGATGTGTGATATCAGGTTGCACATTGTTGGGAGGAGAGACAGCAGAAATGCCAAGTATGTATGACTCACTGAAATATGATCTAGCAGGTTTTTGTACAGGAGTTGTAGAGGAAGATCAGATTATAGATGGTAGTAAAATTAAGGAGGGTGATAAGATAATTGGTATTGCAAGTAGTGGTATTCATAGTAATGGTTTTAGTCTAATCAATGATATGTTATGGAGACAAAAAATTGCATTTGCGGATATGCCAGAGTTAGCAACACCTACACGTATCTACGCACCTTTGATTAGATATCTTGCAAAGAAGATTCCTATTCTTGGTATGGCACATATTACAGGTGGTGGCCTTCCAGAAAACTTACCAAGATGTTTACCCAAAGGATTAAAACCACTAATCGATTGGAACTCATGGGAAATACCCGATCTCTTTAACAAGATTATGTTAGCAGGTGATATATCAAAAGAAGAGATGTGGAGAGTATTTAATATGGGTATTGGATACTGCGTTGTAGTTTCTAAAGAGCATGTAAATGATGCAATGAGTTTAATTGGAAACGATTGTTGGACAATCGGAGAAGTTGTGGTATAATATATTTGTCAGAGAAATACTGGCTGCGGTTATGCCCTTTGGTAGGTTCAGCATAAGCGGCTATAGGAATCTACCATTTTAATTATTAACACAATGACAATTAAACTTGCTCTTCTTCAATCGGGCGATCAAATTATTGCAGAGGTGACTGAGGTTTTATCGGGAGATAAAGCAGTTGCATATCTATTCAATAAACCACAAAAACTTAGTTACAATGCACCCATTGCTTTCCTTGAACAGGATACTGGTGGTGAGGCATCAGTAGAGGTCACATTATCCAACTGGATTACAGTTGCTGCTGATGATGAAATACCTGTCGCAATTAATCAAGTGGTTGCTTTAGTTAATCCTATACAGGATGTTGTAAACATGTATAACCAAAAAACAAATGCAAGAACAAATTAAATGCCTTCTACTCAAGAATGGTGATATTATCATTTCTGAAATTATAGAAGTTGACACTGAACTTGGTGGGCCTGATTGTAAACTAATCAATCCAGTAAAGATGACTGAGGTTATCTCAAAGGATGCGAACGACTATGATATGGCATCATGGTTAGACTTTACTGCACAGAATGAAATGATGATACATTCTGATAGCATTATGACCATAGTTGCTCCAACATCTGCTATACTATCAAAGTATCTTGACGTGATTGCTCAATGAAGTTCTACACTAACGTACAACTTGTAGGTGACAACTTTCTTGTTCGTGGTTATGAAAATGGTAAACATTTCATGACCCGTGAGAAGTTCTATCCTACTCTTTTTGTTCCGTCTAAAAGAAAGTCAAAGTATAAGACATTGACAGGTGACTCTGTTGAACCAGTCAAACCCGGAACAGTACGTGAGTCCCGTGAGTTTATCAAGAGATATGATGGTGTAGAAAACTTTAGTGTGTATGGTAATGACAGATATATCTACCAATACATCTCAGAGATGTATCCCGAAGAAGAAGTTAAGTTTGATATCAGTAAGATCAAGTTGACCACTCTTGATATTGAGGTGAAGTCAGAGAATGGATTCCCTGATGTAGAATCTGCTGCTGAAGAAATCCTACTCATATCAATACAGGATTATACAACAAAACAGATTCGCACTTGGGGACAAGGCCCATTTAATAATAAACAAGATAATGTCATTTACAAGTCATTCAATTCTGAGTATGATCTTCTAAATGCTTTTATCAACTGGTGGATGATGGAAGAGAATACACCAGAGGTCGTTACTGGTTGGAATATTGAACTGTATGATATACCATATTTGGCACGTAGACTTGATCGTGTTCTTGGTGAGAAGTTAAGAAAAAGATTATCTCCTTGGGGTCTAGTAACTGAAGATGAAATCTATATTGCAGGTCGTAAGAATATTGCATATGACGTTGGTGGCATCACTCAACTTGATTACTTAAATCTATACAAGAAGTTTACATACAAGGCACAGGAATCATATCGTCTTGATTATATTGCAAAGGTTGAACTTGGTCAGCAGAAACTTGATCACTCTGAGTATGATACATTCAAAGACTTCTATACAAATGGTTGGCAGAAGTTTGTAGAATATAACATCATTGACGTAGAACTTGTTGACCGTCTTGAGGACAAGATGAAGTTGATTGAACTTGCAATCACAATGGCATATGACGCAAAGGCAAACTATGTTGACGTATTCTCACAAGTGCGTATGTGGGACACAATAATCTATAACTATCTAAAGAAGAGGAACATTGTTATTCCTCCAAAGAATAGATCCAATAAGGATACAAAATACGCAGGTGCTTATGTCAAAGAACCAATTCCGGGAAAGTATGATTGGGTGGTATCGTTTGACCTTAATAGTCTGTATCCTCATCTCATTATGCAGTATAATATCTCTCCCGAAACAATCAAAGATGACAGACATCCAACAGCTTCGGTTGATCGAATTCTTTCGGAAGAACTAAACTTTGAATTGTACAAGGACAGTGCAGTTTGTCCTAATGGAGCAATGTATCGGAAGGATGTTCGTGGTTTCCTTCCAGAGATTATGGAAAAGATATACAAAGATCGTACTGTCTATAAGAAGAAGATGCTTGCTGCTAAACAGCAGTATGAAAAAACCCCCACAAAGAAACTTGAGAAAGAGATTTCCAGATGTAACAATATACAGATGGCAAGAAAGATTCAGTTGAATAGTGCCTATGGTGCTATTGGTAATCAATACTTCCGCTATTACAAACTGGCAAATGCGGAGGCGATTACTTTATCTGGTCAGGTATCAATCCGTTGGATTGAAAACAAGATGAATCAAAAGATTAATGAAATTCTAAAAACGGAGGATGTTGATTATGTCATTGCTAGTGATACTGATAGTATCTACCTCAATCTGGGCCCTTTGGTTGACGCTGTATACAAAGGGAGAGAGAAGACTAATCAAAGCGTTGTCACGTTCCTTAATAAGGTGTGTGAAGACAAATTTGAACCTTTTATTGAGAGTTCTTACGAAGCGTTGGCCTCGTACGTAAATGCTTATGACCAAAAGATGTTTATGAAGCGAGAGAACATCGCAGAACGTGGCATCTGGACAGCAAAGAAAAGATATATTCTAAACGTATGGGACAGTGAAGGTGTTCGTTATGATGAACCTAAACTGAAGATGATGGGTATTGAGGCAGTCAAGTCATCAACTCCTGCACCTTGTCGTACAATGATTAAGGATGGACTTAAGATAATGATGAATGGCACAGAAGAGGAGGTGATAGATTACATTGATAAATGTAGAGTGAAGTTTAAATCACTTCCTCCAGAGGATATTGCATTCCCTCGCACAGTATCAAACGTCCAGAAATATCACTCACGCACAGACATATATTCTAAGGGAACACCTATACATTGTCGTGGGGCACTTTTGTTTAATCACTATATAAAGGAGAACAAGTTAGATAAAAAGTATTCCTTAATTGGAAACGGTGAGAAGATTAAGTTTTTATATTTGAAGAAACCTAACATTATCCGAGAGAATGTAATCTCTTTTATACAGGACTTCCCTACTGAACTTGGTCTTGACAAATACATAGACTATGATTTACAATTTGAGAAGAGTTTTGTAGAACCACTCAAAGCAATCCTTGATGCGATTGGGTGGAACGTTGAAAAAACTGTGAATCTAGAACTGTTTTTTACTTAACCACACCACAAATTTAATGACCTTAGAATTTATTCTGATACTTTTAGCACTTCCTTTTGTATCATTAACACTTTACTTTGGAACAAAAGGTGGTTATTATGACAGTGATGACTATAATGGTGATGGATGTGCACATGATGTGAAACGATGATTGTTCACGCAACAGTTTATCTCACTATCTTCATTCTTTTGATTCTCGCTTTTGGAGCCTTTGACCCATGAATTATGAACCCATGACTGATTTCAACAAAGACGTAAAACGTATTGCTGATAGTTTAGAACGTATTGCTTCTATTCTTGAAAGTAATGTTCACGTAAGTATTGACCATGGCCACATTGAACATATTGATCATGTTGATCATACACACATCGATAGTGGTGATATAAATACGCATACGAAGACATGGTAATTAA